AATAGTGGTTAGTTTGTGGGGTTTCAACGGAAGTACATGGGTCTACACAGGAAATCAAATGGTTTTGCAAGAAACTTATGATGAATTACAACTGTGTCAGGAAATGGGCAGGAAGTTTATGAAGTTTGAAATGAATAAATATTTTACTTTTAAGGTACAATGTATCGAGGATATTAAAAAAGATATTTGACTATTTATATAAAATCCCATATATTACCCATATGAATATAGAAAAGTACAAAAGTGTTGCAATACACAAAGATACTTATGATAAAATTAAGCCTATGGCCAAAAAAGGTTATATGACGATTAATAATTTTATACGTATGTTAGTTGATAAGGAACACTTAAAGGAACAAGAAAGTAAGAAAGAGAGTAATGGCGTGGCGGATTAAATGAAATTACCCGATAGCCCAATTCGTAAGGTCTACCAATGTCCTAAATGCGATACGGTATCGGTAAAATTTTTTGATCCGAGACATAACACGTCTTACACATATGAAGAATGGAGGCGAATAGTACATGAAGGAAGTAAAGCTCTTGATAGATTACTTAAAATGTACGACCCAAAATTTTTTATATAGCTATCATTAAGGAGAAAGATGAGAAAGGAGTCAATTTTACCAAAATTTAAATACAAGGCAAAATATGGCAGATTATACACACATGAGGTTTGTAAAGACTGTTCCAAAAAATATCTTTGTGATAACATGATGCAAGATAAAATGAATTATGACGTGTGGCGTTGTATTCGATGTTACAATTTAAAATTTAGAAATTAGGAGAGATTATGAAGAAAGAAAAAAATAGTCATCACGGTAGAGAATGGTACGATGATGAATATGAATTATTTGAGAATGATGATACCCGAACAGAGCAGATTTTTGATGTTAAAATTAGATTAGAAACTCCAGACGGCATAACCACAAGTCGTTTATTACGTGTACTTCAAAGAGCGCTTAGTGATTCATTGTATTTATATAATGAAGCTCATGCTCATACAGTTTCTGGGGAATTAATTGAAACCAATGAAATTGATGTTAATGCAGAAGTTTTAAATTTAGAAGTCCCAAGTGTAGAGCAAATAGTTAAGAAAAAAACTAATAAATTAAACGAATTATTAGGCAAAAAAAATGGAAAAAAATAGATCTTTAAAGTTACGTTTAACTGATGAATTTGATGATGTAAGAAGTAAAGTGATGCGTGATCCACGGACCAGGGAAGAATTGTTGGATAGACATAAATACCATCGTCTTGAAGATATTATAAAGAAGCGTTATGGCACGAATTATTTTTTACGCATCACGAACCCTGGTTGCATTATCATCGATCAAGCAGATGATTTGCGCTAATTGTAAAGGAGAAGGTAATGTTAAGCTCAAATTTGAATGTGAAGAAGCAAATCAAAAATGCAAAGTATGCCACGGCAAAGGCAAAATTGAGAAAAATGAATACTATCACCAGTATTGGGACGACGGCGCAGGTAGTCCTTCCTTCTACTACGGTCCGCCACTTGACATACAAGGAGATGAAGCGTTTAAAAACTACAAAATTTATCCAAAGCAAACCAGTTTTAAAGTTTAAAGGTGAAATACCTTTTTAGAGTTGGGATAGAGGAATATTCTGGTGGCTCCACACAGGTCATGTTTAATCACGCAGATGGTTCGGGACCTCGAATCTCAAGATCGTTTAACATAACCCGTTAAACCATTGATGTGTGCAAAAGGGGGAGGTTCACACTAGTTTAATACTAGTGCCCCCTTTTTTAATAAGTATAGATATTTTTAGCCCTAACTGATTTTAAAAACTCTTTTACCCCCCTGTTACAGCCGTTACAACGTTACATTACTTTAACTTACTGAATTTATTACGTTTTTATGTAACATATTTGTAACAGCAAATATTTCTATCTGTTACACTATTGGGATATTTTAAGCCCTACTTAGAATTTATAAAGATAGTAGGGTAAAATATAACTATACCTTTTAAAAAAAATACATATAATTAGGATATTATGCCAAAAATAAGAGATGGTTTAAGTCCTAAACAAAAAGCATTTGTTGAGATCTTTTGTGCAGAAAATGGTAGATTAACGCCTACTGAATGTGCAAAACAAGCCGGATATTCAGAAAAAAGTGCAACCGCAGCAGCTTGTAATCTTCGTAATCCTAAATATTATCCAAAAGTAGTTGAAGCAATTGAAAATTTACAAAGAGAATATGCAGAAGCCACAAAAGTAGATGTTGTAAGACACTCAAGAGAATTGGCTAGGTTAAGAGAAAAAGCTGTAGAAAATGGACAGATTGGTCCTGCTGTTGTTGCTGAATATAGAAGAGGTCAATTAGCGGGTTTTTATGTTGATAGAAAAGAGGTAGTCACCGCATCTCTTGACAACATGACCAGGAAAGAACTTGAATCAAAGTTAAAAGAGATACGGGACAATAATATTGTTAATGCCGAATATGAACTCATAGAAGAAGTAAAATAGTCATTATTAATAAGTATAATAAAATTTTCCAACACATTAATAAAATTAACATTTAATTCCTTTCTTCTGGTATTTTATTTAAATATTCATCATCACCATGACTACCCCAATAATTTGATGCATTAAATTCATCAAAAGATATTTGAAAAGGATAATTTTTAACAAAGGGTTCAAATTCATTTATTTTCTTTTCATTAAATTGTTCATAATCAATAATATGTTCTTGAATTTGAAAAATTTCTTTATTAATTTTATCAATTGATTTCAAAATTTTAATTTCTAAATCTTTATAAAAAATTTCTTTTTCTATCATCTGTCCAACTCCTTCACATTTATTGTCAATTCAACTTTCCTGTCAGCCCATTCACCGTTAACAGATTCATTCCATTGTTCTAATAAAGGCAGTAAATTTTTAAAACTTATATCTTCACCATTAAGACAAGCTAATAATTGACCTTTTTTACTTTTACCATTAGTCCACCTTGTACCAATGTTATTAACTACGTATTTATCTATATGCATATTATTTCTCCTCTCCATCAAACGCCATATCTATTTCTACTCTTGCCCATTCATCATCTATCTCTAAAAACAAGATGTCATATTTTTCTATAAACGGACAAGCACTCATGTACTCATCTATAAGTTTTCTCTTTTCTTCTAAATTCATTTTTCTCCTCCCACATAATGAAGTTCTTCTTGGTATATTTCAATAATGTCGTTTGTATAATCTGGATTGTTTTCATCTACATCTTTACCAGCCATGCAGATATCAACTGCTTCTTCCTTATTTTTTGCTTCAACATTTTTCCAAATATCTTGCATTTTGTAAGTTTGTATTATTGTAAATTTTGGCATATTATTTTCCTTTCTCTATTTCCATCACTACTTTGTAATCCCACTCTTCTTGATCATCATCAAAATAGTAATCCAATTTAAGATTATGCTTTTTCAACATATCATTAATTTCTTCCATAAATAATTCAGCAGTTTCGTATGTGGGTGTATTATACGCCCAAGCTACATAATTTTGTTTACTCATTTCATACCTAACCTTTGAAAATTATCTTCTCCTTTGACAAATGTTTTCCTGTCATTAGCTAACCAACCAATAACACCATAATACTGTCTTTGTTCTATTTGTAACCAAATTAAAGTTGGTTTTGGTTTTTTAAAAAATCTCAATATCTTTTTAATCATTTTTGACCTCACTTTCATTATGATCATATTCTAAAAAATTGTCTATCATATCAGCAAGAATACCAAATTCATCTTCTGGTGATTTATCAGACCAATCTTCAATTTTTCTATTTGTTTTACAAATACCACTCAATACTTGTAAAAATTGTTTAGCTGTCATAAGCATATTCTCTTTTTCATTACTCATCATATTACCATTTTCCCTCTTCAATTGTTGGACAGATACACAACTCTTTTTTGTTAACGTCATCAGTGCTTAAAATACAGCCCCAATGATTGTCGTCCATTATTTCATTCCAAAAAACAATTTCTAGTTCTTGGTTTTCTTGTTGTAACAATTTAACAAATTCTTTTACTTTCATTATTACCTCTTCTTTCTTTTGTGATACTGATCTCCCTTTTTAAAGCACTTATCGGAACGCTAGTCGGTGTCGGTTTTATACACTTTCACAGTATCACAATAGTTATATAATATTAAATGGGATTAAATGCAAGAATATACTTGTATTATTTTTTTTAATGCATATATGCTTTTTAAGGTTAAAAGAGCAATCCTTTAAGTAGGAAATATAAAATCTCTAACCTTAACTAGAAAGACCAATGAGCAGGTTTTATGTACACTTTCTAGTTTAAAAGGGTAGTCGTTAAATCCTTTTCGACTACCCTGTAGGAGTAAATATATGAAAAAATTTAAACAACCTTATATTAAAGATAATTTTTATACAAGTTCATATTATGGTTCTAGAGGTAAAAGAGAAATTAGAGTATCAAAAGACCCTTATGTGTATTTTACTGTTAAATTAAGAAATCACTTGTCTTGTCTTGGTAAATGGCATTTAAGAAATAAAATTGACCATAATAAAAATACAGAAATAATGAAAGCTGTTAAAAACTTTTATGAAACAATAAAAGATAAAAATATAAATGATTGGGATTTTGACAATTTAGTTCTTGACTTAGATAATTTATAACTATATGGGATAATATATTATTTAATTATGAATAATATTAAGAAAGGATAAAATTATGCAATTAAGACAATATCAAATAGATCATTATAGAGGTAAAATATATTCAATAATTGATCCAATTAAAAAAATTAGACAAATGGAATTACAATCCAAAAGAGAAGAGGTTAGTGATGTAGTTGCTAAAAAAGTAAGATCAGCACTAAAAATTGACTCTTACAAATCATACTTTGAAAGCATTGATAAACAGGTTATCAAACTTTCAGAAGATTATGAAAAAGCAAAAAATAGATTGAATGAAGAAAGGATTGAAAAAACACAAAAACTTGTTGAAATTTTTAAAAAACAAGGTTGTGAAAGTTATCATTTACCCGATAGAAGAGAAACTTTTGACAATTCAAAAATTGAAGATTGTTTAAGATCAATCGTAAATGAAATGACTGAACAAAAATGCAAAACTATGAAAGAATTTAAAGAATTAAATAAATTAGATCATATAAAAGATTGTATGTTTGACGCTTTGTTTGAGGAGGGTAGCTCTAAAGATATGTTAAACCGATTAGATGCTATTATGAAAGGCACATTAGGAGTTGGTTTTAAGCGTGAAGAAGCGTTACTATTAACTGAAAAATAATTACATAATTATATTGACTATCTCATATTTATGGGATAGTCTTTCACGTGAAATAGAAAGGATAAATTATGTTAAAAAATATACAGGTTTTAAATTTTTTTGAAGTAAAAATAAAAACTTACGATCAAGATGGTAAACCTATGAAAAAACTTGCTCAGGACGATATTCAAACTGTCTTAATGAGAGTTGAAGATGAATTAAGAGAAAATGCAAAAGTTGATTTTCAATGTGAAACGCAAGACTTTGTTATAGATTTTGAAAACAAGACTGTAACTGAGGGAAAATTAGAGAAAGGATAAAATGAAGAATTGGTTTAAATCTTTGTCAATTGAAGAGTTAAAAACTTGGATAGAAAATTTTTCTAGTCATAAATTGTTAAGGTCTTTTTTAGACAATCAACCTAGCGATCAAGATTTAGAAGAAGCTAAACAAGTATTACAAGATAAAATTGATCTAGCTATAATGCTAGATCAAGAAGATAGAAAACTATTAGAAGATCATGAAATATGGTTAGATATGGTAAATAAGAAAGGATAAAAAATGAATATAAATTTTAATTATAAAGTATCAGTTGAAATTTGGTCAGAATATACATCGGAACAAATTGAATTAGTACAAGGTAATTTTTCAGAAGAACTGAAAAAGCAATTAAAAAAGGAGATAATAGACAATATTAATAAGTCTAATTTAATTCATACAAATTTAAAAGATGAAGAATTAGAATATGAAATTAATCATAAAATATTTGAAAAAGTTTAAGAAAGGATAAAAAATGATTAAAGTTAAAAATGCTTTTGAAAATGCAATTAATAAAGAAGCCATTGATAAAATGGATTTAAGAACTTTAAATTTTGTTAATGATTTATTAGATGGTAAATTAACAAAAAAGCAAAAAGATATTGAAATTAATAGAATTAAAAAATTAGCAACAATTGGAGAAAGGATTAAAGCAAAAAATGAAAGATATTAACTACATGGAATTTGACGATTTATTATTTAATTCTTTGATTGATTATTTTAATTTAGATTTTGAAGATGAAGAAAATTTAAAAAAATATAAAGAATTTAGAAATAATTTAGTAGACCTTATCGATGAAATTATAATTAATAGTGGAAGCTAAATTTTATCAAGAAATTAAAAAAAACTTGTCCAATGTTTATTTTGAAAGGATAGAAAATAGGATTGGACAAGGTACGCCCGACCTCACAGCCGTTTATAATAAAAAAGAAATTTGGATAGAATTAAAATGTATAAAACTAAATAAAGTTTATTTATCTTCTTTTCAAATTGCCTGGCATTATAAAAGGTATTTACTAGGAATTCAGACTTTTATCATAGTTAAAAGGGTCAAAGACGGGCTTATAAAAGTATATGATAACGAAAAAACGCTAAAATTAGCCAAAAACGGCTTCAAATGTCCGTGTTTCATGGTTCTTGAACCTCGAACCAAGCACCAAGAATTACTAAAATTGTTTGATTAATTTTATAATATGGGATAAAGTGGGCTATTAATTAGAAAGGATAAAATTATGTCTTATTCATATCCAATATGGAATAATGTGGAAGCGTGTATTTATGGTAGTTCAAAAAGTTGGGGTGCTAGAAATACTTGTAACGTAAATGTAAATGTTGGTTCAAGTGCCAAGTATTCAAATCACTTTGTAAACCACACAACAACAAAAAGAGAAATAGAAAAGGACTTATTTGAATTTAGGTTTTACGTTGATAACAGAATAATTAAACGTGCTTTATTCGATAAGAAAAATAAAACTTTTAATTTTTTGGAGCGTGAACCGATGACCACGAATCAAGAACCAAACCCACAACAACTTGAATTATTTTAGAAAGGATAAATAAAAATGATTAGTGAAAAAGAAGAGTTTATCACTGAAACAATAATTAAAAAACATTTAGACAATTTTGATGAAAATCCTAAAAATGTTTTAGATTATTGCATTAGTGCTTATGGAATAAGTAAACCAATTCAAGATGATTTAGGTATACTCATTCAAGATATTAACGATCAAGATCATGAATATTTTAAATTTTGGGATAAAGAAGAAATAAAAAAAGTTTCAATTTTATTAGATTTTATAAGAAATGGTGAAGCTAGAAAAAATGCAGAACAATTTAAAAATATAGCAAATTTAATAAATGACCATAAGAAAGGAAAAATATAAATGCCTCAATATGTTAATTATGAAAATATAAAGAACTGGGAAAAAGTTTGTTATATTAATGATAAATTAAATCCTGTTACTAATTATTTAAGAATGGTTACAATGTCTATTGGCTTACATTCTATCACTCAAGACAATTACAAAGATTTTTATTGTAGAATGAAATTTCAACAAACTTTAAGCGAATTTAGAGAATATTTTGAAAAAGAATTTATAATAACTCTTGACCATGTAAAAGAGCATATTGGTTTGGAGGTTCAACAATCTAGATCATGGATGACTCAAGAAACAACAAAAGGTTATGTTTTTAGAATGTGGAAATTGTACAGAGAAAGACTTGAAAACGAACAGAAATAATATAAGATTAATCCCATATTAATAGAAAGGATAAATAAACATGAACCAAGAACCAAAAACAAACTTACAATTAATTAACGAAGCACTTAATTTAATTAGTGCTAAATTTAAACAGCATAACGATGCTATTATATTATTACAAAAAACTATCTTACAATTAAAAGCAGAAATAAAAGAATTAAAAAAATAAAGCATCTTTATTCTAGGGCCATGATCCGTGGCCCTAGGTACTTAAAACCAAATCAAAAAACAAAATCCCTTTTTAAATAACCCCCACCCCCCTAAGCTGCAGCACGCAAAATAATTTACACTACGCCCCCAGTTTGATACATAGAACACTATGATAAACAAAACGGAAGTTCAGCTTCAAGAAGATTTAATAAAGGAACACTTAAGAAAGTTAAATTTGGCAGAAAAAAGATTTATACCCTTTGTCAAACATGTTTGGCCAGAATTTATTGAGGGAGATCATCACAGAAAAATAGCAAAGAAATTTGAAGATATTGCCAATGGAAAAATAAAGAGATTGATCGTTAATATGCCACCCCGACACACTAAATCAGAATTTGCTTCATACTTGTTTCCTGCTTGGATGGTAGGTAAAAATCCAAAATTAAAAGTCATACAAACTACACACACAGGTGAATTAGCAGTAAGGTTTGGTCGTAAGATGAAAAATCTTGTGGACACTAATGAATTTGCACAAGTCTTTGATGAATGTAAAATTGCAGCGGATTCCAAAGCTGCAGGAAGATGGGAAACAAATAAAGGTGGAGAGTATTATGCGGCAGGGATCGGTGGTGCGATAACCGGGCGTGGTGCAGATTTATTAATTATAGATGATCCACATTCCGAGCAAGATGCTTTAAGTGACACGGCTCTTGATTCAGCATACGAATGGTATACTTCTGGTCCTCGTCAACGTTTACAACCTGGTGGTTCAATTGTCATCGTTATGACAAGATGGTCAACGAAAGATTTAACAGGTCAATTACTAAAAGCACAATCAGAACCTAAAGCAGATCAATGGGAGGTTGTGGAATTTCCTGCAATACTACCAAGTGATAAACCTGTGTGGCCAAACTATTGGAAACTAGAAGAATTAGAAAGTGTTAAAGCATCTTTATCTGAAGCCAAGTGGCAGGCTCAATGGCAACAGAATCCAACATCAGAAGAGGGTAGTATCATTAAACGTGAATGGTGGCAAAAGTGGGAAGAAGAGGATATCCCAGATCTCGTTCATGTTATACAGAGCTATGATACAGCATTTAGTAGAAAAGAATCAGCTGACTTTTCTGCGATCTCCACGTGGGGTGTCTTCTATCCACGGAACAAGGGCCCACACCTAATTTTAGTAGATGTAGAAAAAGGGAGGTGGGATTTCCC